CTGCCGCCGCTGGCCTCGCCGCTGGTGCCGCCGGCCCCGTGCGTGGCGCCGCTGGTCAAGCCCCGCAGGCTGCCGCTGGCTTAGCCGGCTATCCCCAGGGATACGGAGCAGAGGCTCAATATGGAGGGGCTGCAATCCCCCCGGGCATGGGTCAATTTGGTTATGTTGATGCATACGGCACTCCCTTAGATATTGCCCTGCCCACCGGTCAAGCCGCTGGTCGCCGACTTGAGTATGCCAAGAATGTGGAACAGCAGCGGGACGCGATGCGGATGCTCCTCCCCGAGATTTACAAAGCATCTGAAGCACGTTCTAAATCTGAATTCCAACGTCAACTTGCAGCAGCAGGTGTTCGCCAAAACATTCTCACTGCAGCTAATATGCTTGAGCGTAGCCAACAAGCTGCTCAGCAAATGGGCCTGACAGCCGCCTCTCAGGCGGGCCAAGCTTTAACTCAACAGTATCAGTATAGCTGACAATGGTTGCCATTTGGAGTGAACCAGATTCACTGTTTTCCCAAGGGAAGCTAGGGTTTAAACAAACCCCAGGGTTTGTTGTAGGAGCCCCCTTCCCTGGGAACGTTCCTTCCTACGGCAAAGAAAAACCAGCCAAATTACCGGCCAATACAAAGCCCTTACCTGATATCACAAAACTTCCGTTCCCAACAATCGGAACTGATTTTTCGACGGGCGCGAGAGATATTGATATCCAATCTGGCATTGAATCAGCCATTCCAAAATTAAGCCCGGAGTACCAAGGTCTCTATAACTTTTACCAGATTATGGCGCCGCAGCGGCAAGCCGAAATGGAACAAGCTGCCAGGTTGTCGCAGAAGCTAACCAGAGAGCAGTTGGCTACGCTTTATCCGTATCTAAGTGCTGCTGGCGCTGAATCTACAGCTAGGAACCTGGCCGCAAGCCAAGCGTTCCTGGGCTACAAAGAACAAATGCCCTCTAACGTTCAAAACATCATGGCGTCTAAACAGGGCCAGATGTTAATGGCTCAACAGGGTGAAGCTGCCATGATGGCTGCAGTTGCGGATCAAGCTAGAGCCGCAAAAGATTTTGCCGGTAAATATGCTGGTAAATATGTTCAATACGGTTAATTGTAGTCTTTTAAAATAAAAGGTAATTGGCTTGAAGTTATGAGCAGCGGATCTACTTATTCAGCACCACCTGTTGTCATGTATGCTCCGCCGCCACCAACAGCGGGCTCCAAGGCTGTACCCACTCAGGCCCTGCAAACTCAAATGGCGCTAAATCAGGCGGCACTTGAGCAGATGAAAGTGAACATGGAATTAGGTGCTGAGTTAGACCGCACCAACGCCTCTTATCTAGCAGGTTTAGAAAACGAACGTAACCGTCAGGCTTCTGCAGAACAACGCTTAGCAATTGCTAAAACTGGAGAGGAGGAAAGGGCTACGGCGCTTGCTAGGGGAGAGCAAGAACGTTTAGGTATTGCCGCCACCGGCATTGAAGCTCGTAAGGGCATTGAGACGACGGGCGAACAAGAACGGCTTACCCAGGCTGGTCGGTACGCCGGAGAAACACAATTGATTGGTGCGTCCGGAGAACAGCAGCGGCAAACTCAAGCGCAACTTCTTGCTGGCCAAGAACGTCAAATTGGATTGACTGGTGAGCAAGAGCGCTTGACTCAAGCGGGTCGCTATGCTGGTGAGACGCAATTAATTGGTGCAACCGGAGAGCAGCAGCGGCAAACTCAAGCGCAACTCCTTTCTGGCCAAGAACGCCAAATTGGGTTGACTGGTGAGCAGTCTCGCTTAACCCAGGCCCAGTTACTTTCTGGACAAGAACGGCAAATCGGGCTCTCTGGCGAACAGTCACGCTTAACCCAGGCTCAACTTCTCGCAGGCCAAGAGCGGCAGATTAGCCTCAGCGGCGAGCAGCAGCGTATGGGCATTCGAACGACTGGCGAAGAACAGCGTCTTACGGACTTGCAACAAGAGATGTTTAGGCGCTATAAAGAACAACGAGATTATCAGCAAGCCCAAGAGCAGTACAGAACATGATTGATTGGATTCAAGGTTTAACAGACAAAGACCGCGAATCCTATTTAGCATTCTGTAAAAGATCAAATTCTCCCGTTCAAATGTACCTGTATGCTCGATTTCTCGGGTATACAGGTAGCATTGTGGAATGCGATGAGTGGTCAAAAAAAGAATTTAAAAAACGGGATTTTAGCGGCTTACTGGAAATGGAAATTGATTCCATGCAGCAGGATATTGCCAAGCTCAGAGATGCAATTGATATGGGTATGGTCAAACAAGATATGGGCACATCTCGTATTGCCATGTTGCAAAAAGAGTTGAGAGGGGCGATTAAGCAACTGGGCGACGAAAGGGTTTTGTTGGACAAACAAGGTTTAATCCTTGCTGGCGCTGACAGGGCTTTGCGCGAGATGCTTTTAATCTTTAGGGATGATCCAATTGAGGGACCCCTACAAGAAGCATCTATGGGTGTCTGGACAAAAATTCTTCAGGAAGAATCCTAAAAATTACTGCGCTATGCTACGGGCATGGCTGGTACAAGCATCTATTCTGTTTACCGACGTACTGCACGTGCTGCAGCACAGAAAAGGGTCGTTAAACAATCTTCTACCGTTGATATTGATCGAGCAAGAAAAGATTTTGGTTACTTCTGTGAGGTAGTCGGTGACAAGCCGCCAGCCAATCACCACAAGGAATGGCATAAATATCTTTGTACCGATGAAAACAGTGAGTGTTTAGTCGGTATTGCGGGTCCCAATATTGATATTCTTGCCCCCCGAGGATCAGCCAAGTCCACTGTCCTTGGTCTGTTCACCGCATGGGCAATTGGAATCCATGCTTTGGCAAAAAAACCACTAAAGATTCTTTATATTTCATACACGGTGGATGTTGCCAGGCCTAAAAGTGCGGCGATCAAAAGAATCATTGAAGAAAGTAAAGCGTATTCAGAAATTTTCCCGACAGTAAAAATTGCTAAAGGAATTAACTCCAACGAGTATTGGAGTATTGATTGGAAGTTTGCTGGAATCAAATCAACTGGTGAAGAAGAATTTACTGTTTGCTGCGCAGGCTTAAAAGGTGCTGTGACGTCTAAGCGTTCTCACCTTTGTATCATCGATGACGCAATCAAGAGCGCAGACGATATTAAAAATAGAGATATTAGGGCAGCCATGGAGGATAACTGGAACTCAGTTATCGTTCCGACGATGTTTGAGGGTGGTCGCGCAATTTGTCTTGGAACTCGATTTCGACATGATGATATTCACAACTCAACATTCACACCAACCAATGATTGGGTGCAAATTGTCCAATCAGCGATTACGGTTGATACAGAAGGGGAAGAAATTTCTTATTGGCCGGAAATGTGGTCATTGGAATATCTCCAGGATCGCCGTCGACAGGCTCCCGTTGCTTTTAGCTTCCAGTATCAGAACCAAATCGTTCAAACTAGTGAGTTATCTTTGTCGCCGGACTTAATTGTTAAGGGCGCGATTGCAACACAATTCGATTCCCTCGGCGTAGGCGTTGATTTATCCGCTGGGATTCGAGAGCAAAATGATTACACTGTGTTTGTTATGGGTGGTCGCGTTGGTGGCAAGATACACATTATCGATTGCAAGCGTTTACGAATTATGGGCAATTTGGAAAAACTTGAGGCCCTCATGGAGATGATGGAAGAATGGGGGATTGTCCATAAAGACAACGGCAGGTATTTCCCCACTGGCAGTAATATAGACATTTGGTCTGAGGCTGTTGCTTATCAGGCATCTTTAGAAGCTGACTTTAAACGTATTTGCTTGGGTGAACACGGACTTTACAATTTAAATTGGCACGCGATCAAGGGTTTCCGTGGAGACAAGGTTGCACGTTTCAGAGGGATTATGGGTTTATTTGAGCAACGGAAAATTATTTTTAACAAATATCGGCGTTTTACGGCGTTAACCGATGAGATTGTAAACTTTGGCGTTAGTTCGCATGATGACGCGGTAGATGCCCTCGTCTGGTTATGTAACGGATTAATGACCAGGGGGAAACTAGAGCTTCAATTTTAAATATAAGAGTAAATAGGGATAAAGTATTTTGGACCTAAACTAAAAGAATCCTTATCCAATGTCCACCAGCTATTACACCATAGAGCTTGAGCAGGATGCCTACGGCTCCGCTGTCATTCCTCTTCCCGATGAGCTGTGTCACGACATTGCTCTTCAACCAAATGAACGATTTGAAGTTGAGGTTGAAGACGATGTCATTACACTCAAACGGCTTTCCGCTGGCTACGATATTGAAGAATAAACTGAAATCTGATTTCCACCGATGAGCGATAGTATTAAATCCACGCTTGACGCTATCCTCAAGTCCGTCATAACCAGGGACGGTAATGGTCCTGCGGACACCATGCTGGTGAACGCGCACCTATCCCAAATGAAAATGTTTGGGATCCGCCAGGGCGTAGAATTTTATCCGGCACAAGATAATTTCGGTACGCAACGATTTGATTTTATTCAGCAAGTTATCAAATTTAACAAGCTGGACGCACGTCTAGATTCGATTTGGGATCGTTTTTTAACTTACGGCAAAGGCCTTTTTTATATCCGTCCCACCAAAAAAACCTATCGACTTTATTGGTTTGATAAGGATTCCTATCGAACTTACTATTCCCCCGAAGGCGAACTAGAAGAAGTTATTATTATTTATCCTTACAAGGTTAAGTCCAGCAAGGGGTTTCAGGGTGTTGGCCTGAGCACGGATAAGCGCTACATGCGACTCCGTATTACGGCCTCTGAAATTGAAGAATTTCATAGCGAACAGGAAATTAGTTTTGACGCTCCGTCTTTGGAGTTCGGTGTTTTTGACAAAAAAACCGTTGTCAACACAATGGAATTTATTCCTTGTGTAGAGGTTTTCAATAATCCCGATGCATTTGGCACGGAGGGAAGCGGTGAATTTGAATGGTTGGCGAACCAAATCATTGCGCATGATGAGATGGTTAAAAATATCCGCGCCAACTTATCCTTCTTTGGTAACCCGACCCTGCTTTCATCGCGACCAAAACAAGATATTGTTGAAAGCAACGAAACCGATCCCGCACAACGTCCTAGTATTTCCAGCCAATCCGGGTTCCAGTCTGAGTTTTTCTTATCAAGTTCGACATTTAAACAGGATAACGTCACCCGACAGCCTCCTGGTTATATCGGCCGTCCCGGTAGTGGGATGCGGGTGCCCCGTGTTATTGCAAACTTAGAACCCACAGATCGTGTTGGCTTTATTACGCCTAACGCTGTAAGCACCGACCAGGCTAGATACTCCGAACAACTGCGTAGTGAAATTCGTTTGGCCTTGGGCGGTATTGATGATTTAAGCATCACAAATGTTACCGCCACAGAAATCAAGTCTGCGTATGGTCGAGTAAGTGCGACCGCAAAGAAAAAATGTTTAATGCTTTACACCTATGGTGTCTGTAAATGCTTTGAGCTGATGATCTTCCAGGAAGAACAGATCTTCCGGAAATCAATGGCGTATGCATCTGGAATTAAATACCCTATCGCCCCAGAAGACACCTCGGATGAGGCCGCTTTAGCAAAATATGAGAAACAGAAGGCTACATATGAAAAGAAATTACTAAAGGCAATTGATCAGGCCATACAAACAAAAGAAATTCCCGAGGGTGTATTAGGACTTGCTCCCGACGGGGATCGGACCGTCAATTGGCGCTGGATGGGACCTGTTTACGAAGACACGGCTCAAGATAAACTTAACCAATCCATCTTCACCAGGAACCTTCAAGAATTAGGTGTTGATAGCATTGAAGCACTGAAGTATCTATTCCCTTCAAAAACGGATGACGAAATCGCGGGCATGCTCTCCGGTTTCC